TATAATGTACCCATTCTCTTATAATAAAACAAACTGAAAGGAAAAACATGAGTTTTCAAGTTTCACCTGGAGTCGAGGTAAAAGAAATCGACTTAACAAATGTTATCCCAGCGGTATCTACTTCGATTGGTGGATTTGCGGGATACTTTAAATGGGGACCTATGAATGAGGTTACCCTAGTTTCTTCTGAGAAACAACTATTACAAAAATTCGGTAAGCCAGATTCTTCGGAATTATATGCTGATCCATTCTTCCAAGCTGCTTCTTTCCTTTCATACGGAGATGCACTTAAGGTAGTTCGTGGCGGTAGTTCTGATAGTTTCTCAAATGCTACAGATAATGGTGGTCCAGAGCCAGTATCAATTCTATCTCTTGATGCAACTGGTGTGGCTGATGGTTCATATTCTGTTGATATTCTCGGCGAAACTTTAGAATTTACAGTAGCTTCTGAGGTAGCTACAATTGATACAAATATTTCATTGGTAACAATGCCAGCTTCTTTCGATCTTGTCGAAAGTCCTACTGCTGCTATTGGAGTTGGTGATCTTAATGGTCTAGTTAAAGAACCAACTGATACAGATTATCTTACACCTGGTGCTTATTCATATAACAGCGGCGAAATTGAATTCACTGTTAACGCACTAGAAGAAATCGTTATTACTGGTGGTACAGCTATTACTAATGTTCTAACAGCTAATCAAGGTTCTTCAATCGACGTTGATGCTCTTACATCATATGTAGTTGATACTATTACAGTAGAAGTTACTTCTCCAGCACTAGCTGATGGAACATATACAATTCCTCTTGCTGGTGATGTTGTAACATTCGATGTTGTTAGTGGTGTAGCTACTCTAGTATCTGGTGGTGATAACCTTCTTTCTGGTGATCCTGTAACAGGTATCGCAATTAATGAAGAGCCATCAGTAACAGTTGATCTAACATTCGTATCAGAACCTGCTCGTCAAGTTACTATCAATCTTGATTGGGTTGATACAACTCCTGCATCAGTAACAGTTGAGATTACACCAGACGCACAAATACTTAATGGTGTTTGGATTCCTAATGAAGTTTATTACGAAGATTTCTTCACTGATCCAGAGCTTGGTACATTCGCAGCTAAGTATCCTGGTGAAGCAGGTAATACTTTGAGAGTATATGCTCTTAATGCAACTGAATATCAGAATATCGCTGATGGAATTGCAGCTTCACCTGACACAGTTTCAGCTGAACAAATTGCAGTTTATAACTCATTCGATAATGCCCCTGAAGCTGATGAAATTCACATTGCAATTATCGATACATTAGGCGTATTCGGTGAAGCTGGCGCATTACTTGAGAAGTTTGCTGGTCTTCAAATTGGTAAGACTGCTAAGACTCAGGCTGGTGCAACCAACTATATCAAGAATGTTCTTAACGCGCAATCAAGATATATCTACTTGATTAAGGGTGATTCCACTGCACTTACAGTTGGTGATTTCACAGGTGCTTACCAACTTCAAGCTGGTTCAAGTGCTTCTGATGAAACACTTCTTGATTCAGATACACTTACAGCACTTGATCTACTTGGTGATGTTGAGACAGAAGACGTAAATCTTCTATTCTCACAAATCATGTCTGATGGAGCACTTCTTCAGAACTATGTTCACCAAATGGCTTACACTCGTAAGGATGCAGTTGCATTCCTTTCACCTAAGAAGTCTGCAACTGTTGGTAATCTTAATCCACTTGCTGATGTTCTTGAATTCGCTAGAGGGACTGGAACTGATTCAATCACGAAGCGTGACAACGATGGTTCTTACGGTGTGATGGATTCAGGTGCGGTTTATATCTACGATCGATACAACGATGTATATCGCTACATCCCTGCAAATGGTCACATTGCTGGTCTTTGTGCTAACACTGATGATGTTGCAGAACCTTGGTTCTCACCTGCAGGTTATAATCGTGGTGGACTTCGCGGAATCGTAAAGCTTGCTTTCAATCCACAACAAGTTCAACGTGACGAGTTGTATAAGGCTGGAATCAATCCAATCGTAACACAACCTGGTCAAGGTACTATCCTATTTGGAGATAAGACTGCACAAGCTAAACCTTCTGCTTTCGACCGAATTAATGTACGACGTCTGTTCATCGTTCTTGAGAAGGCAATTGCTACTGCTGCTAAGTATCAATTGTTCGAACTTAATGATGACTTCACAAGAGCAACTTTCAGAAATGCTGTTGAGCCATTCTTGAGAGATGTTAAGGGTAGACGAGGTCTTTATGACTTCGCAGTTATCTGTGATCAAACAAATAATACACCTGAAGTTATTGATACTAATCGATTTGTAGCTGATATCTACATCAAGCCTGCACGTTCGATTAACTTCATTACTCTTAACTTCATTGCGACTCGTACTGGTGTTGATTTCGCTGAAATCGCTGGTCTTTCAAACGCTTAATAAGAAAGGATAAAATAAAATGAGTTTTAGAGTAGATGATCTAAAAGGCAAAATGCCTACAGGTGGCGCAAGAGCTAACCTTTTCAAAGTTATATTGAATAATCCACTTGGCGATGATACAGAACCTATGTCATTCTTGTGTAAAGGAGCCGCACTTCCAGCTTCTATAATTGGCCAAATTGATGTTCCATTTAGAGGGCGTCAGTTAAAGGTTGCGGGTGATCGTACATTCGAAAATTGGACTGTTACAATCATTAATGAAAATGATTTTGCTGCAAGAGGTACATTCGAAAAATGGATGAACCTAATGAATAAGCATGTCAGTGGTGAAGGTGATAATATCATTGAAAACTACACAAGTGATTTAGTTGTTCAACAACTTGATAGAAATAATCAAGTTAAAAAGGAATATGATATTGTTGGAGCTTTTCCAGTAAATTTATCTGCTATCGATCTATCATACGACACGACAGATGCGATTGAAGAATTCACTGTTGAATTTGCATATCAATATTGGACTGAGAATCTTGGCACAGTTGAGGGTTAATACCGCTTAATTAAATTAATTCATGTGGGCTCTCTATTATGGGAGCCCACATTTATCTTATAAATAATATCATGCAGCTATTTGGTTACGAAATTACTAAAAATGTCGCTTCAAGAGAAGCGAAAATTGACGAAAAGCACAAGTCATTCGTTCATAAAAGAGACGAAGAAGGTGCTTCTACTGTTGTAACTACTGGTGGTTACTATGGTCAGTATATTGATATCAACGGGACTGATGCTAATTCAGAGCATGAGTTAATTAAAAAATACCGTGAAGCAGCATCCCAACCAGAATGCGATCAAGCTATTAATGA